AAAACAGAGCAAAAGAGTCAGGTTAAGCAGTCTTGGAATTGCCCATGCGCTGGGTGTAAAAAGGCTGTAAAGCAAGAGCGAGAAAGAATTCTTGCTGCATTAGAGGATATTGATCTTGATGCGCCATATCAATTAAATGCGGTTGGACTAAAACAATTAATAGTTGGTATAATTAATCCAGGTGATAAAAAATGATAAAAATACTACATTTCACAGCAGACTGGTGTATGCCATGCAAAAGACTTAAACCAATAATAGAAGAGTTTATATCTAATAATCCAGAAATTAAATATGAATCAATTGATGTTGACATTCATTTTGATAAGGCTGAAGAATATTTTGTAATGTCTGTACCAACTTTAGTCATTGTAAAGCAAGATGGATCTCTGTCTCGTCATTCTGGCATGGCATCATATCAAGAAATTGAATCTTTAGTAAATGGCTAACCTATCTTTAAAAGAACTTGAAAAGCGTAATAACTTTCAAACCTTTGTTTATCGTATTGGCATTGGTCAAGGCTTTTATGTTAAAAATACTGACATATTAATTAAACTAAATAAGTCTATACTTAGCAACATTGATTCACTAGAAGATCTTAATAGGTATAAAAAGGGTAAGTCTATTCAATTACCTACAGAAGATAATAATTATATACCGCTCAATATGCTATACAAAGATTCAGACTTTTCTACTAGGACTCAGTACAGTACTGCAAAACAAGATGAACAGATAGAAAAACTATCATATTTAATTAATCAAATAAAAGAATCAAGTGTATTGGGATATGTTCCAGTTAAAATTACTGATGAAATTTATAAGGTTACAACAGTAAAATCATTAAATAATAAATCAAAAGCAGATTTTTGTCTGACTACAATCGATGGAATAGACATTGGCTTTGTATCTCATAAACATGGTAATAGCCCAAGAGATTTTCAACAATGGTCTGGCACATCAAAAAGATTTCAGGCAGAAATTTTTGATCATGAAGAAACTCAAAGTTTTATTAAAGAGTTGACAAAAATGTTTGATGATATCCTACCCCCAGCATCTACAGTTGCTAGAAAAATACAAGACATAAGATTAAAACATGTTGCAGTATTTGGTAATGATTATGGTAATGATTATGGTCAAGATAACGTTGAGGCTGTAATGCAGGGTAATCTTGATTTAAAGCCATTTGAGGGCTATTACGTTCTTACTGGGTCACACTACACCATAAAGAATGGACAGGACCCTCTATACGGCTATGAACCAGTTTTTATGGCGGTTCATAAAAAGGATAGACGAGATCACTGGATTAAAAACTGTAGACTAACTATTAATCCTATTGGAAGTAGAAAGATTAAGTTATTTATATAGTCTCTGATAAAATAGAATAATGGAAAATATTTGGTTACAAGAAGTTGTTGATATCTATAATAAATATTTTGGTAATGAAGCAGATATTATTATTGATCTTGGAACTAGAGATGGTGATGACGCAGCATTCTTGGCTGAAAAATTAAATGGACAAAATATTTATGCTATAGATGCAAGAGATGATGCTGTTAAGTTAACTAAAGAAAGATATCCTAATTTTAATGTTATAAGGTCCTGCATAAGTGATACTGATGGTAAATTAGTAGATTTTCATGCAGTCGTATCACAGGACAAAGACTACTCTGGATCATCGTCTATATACAATGAAAAATTATTTAGACCAGAATATCCACATGAAATAGTAAAACTAAAAACAATGACCATGGAAACATTTTTTAGAATTTATCATATAGATAAAAGATTAATAGATATAATTAAAGTAGACATAGAGGGTTTTACCTATCAAATGTTGGTTGGAATGAAAGATAAAATAAGTAACACTAAATTATTTCATTTAGAAACAGAAAAATGGTCTACACATGCGGAACACAGAAATAGTGAGCAGGTTGCAGAGTATATGAGATCTCATGGCTTTGAGTTAATTAGTGTGCAGTATGAATGGGGTCCAGATATTGAAGATCAAATATGGATTAATTCTAGTCTAATAGTTCATAAGGACTAGGTTTTGAAAATTCTCTTTCAAGCATTTCCTTTACTAGGTGTAAAGAATTATCTTCAGTTGACATAACACCAAAAGAATAATCTATACTGTTATTATATTTATATATTTTAACATCTTCAATTTCTTTTCCGCCTATACCGTATATATTTCCATACATCGATCTTGGAGCCATATTCATATTAACAACATGTTTAAGTTTATACTTATTCATTATCATTGGGGTATGAATATCGTAATCTAGTGGCTCTTTGATACCCTTCTTTTTTAGTTGTTTGCTCGCCTCACCAAGTATTCTAGTATATCTAGTAGATCCAGAGTGAGCAACATATCTACCTATTTTGTCATCTAATAAGCCACCATGATATGTTGGCATCAGACCCATTGGTTTTAATATATAAAAATCATCATTCATTAATATAAAATCGTCTGAGATTGCACCAACATCAGTTATTGCTGACAAACATCTTCTTATGTTGTCAAATTTTATTGATCTATTTTCTACCTCTACATAGTTTCCTTGATACCAAGGTGGTTTATATCCAACTACCCAGATATTATCATGAGGTAGATTTTTTATAACAGATCTTATAGAATATCTAAGTTCCTCGTTATCCCCTGGTCTACATATATATACGCAATCCATAACCTAAAAAGTATATCATATGCTATAATTTTAAAGTCAAGGGAGATATGTTGGCAAAAATACTATTCTTGTCTAATAGTCCAGAGATGCTAAAGGCTGATCATGGTGGTAGACAAAGATCATTAAATTTAGTAAAAGCATTGGCAAAACAGCATCAGGTAACTGTTCTTTCTTTGAGTTGGAATAAAATTTCTTATGATAAAAATATTGACGGTATAAAATTTATATCAGTACCCGTAGAATCTAATGTAATTTCTGCAACTAAAAAAAATAGAATTGGCTTAACTAGGTATAATCCAGATATTCTAATAGATAGTTATGTTAAGTTTATTAAAGCCTATGCTAAGAAAATGAATGATCTTGCTGTAATTTCTGACTTGATAGTTGTTGATCAGTATTCAATAGCACCAATGATTAAAATGTTAAAATATGAAAAGCCTATAGTTTATTCTTCTCACAACTGTGAGACTGATCTTGCTGTACAGATGTTTGGTGCCCAGTCTAATGATGCAAAAGCAGTTCATAAAATTGAAAGTAAAATAATAGAAAAAAGTGATTCAGTTGTATATTGTTCAAAAGAAGATTTAGTAAAGATTAACGAATACTTTTTAATTAATAAGCCTTCATACTATGTACCAAACGGTACTGATATACCTGCAGAAAAATGTAATCAAGAATCTAAAGATATTTTATTTGTTGGCAGTGGTCATCCACCAAACTGGGTAGCGATAAAAAGAATTATAGAAGTTGCAAAACAACTACCACAACACAGATTTGTAATAGCAGGCACAGCAACCTATGTAATCGATGAAGAAAAGATTGCACTTCCTGATAATGTAATTAGATATGCTGAAATTAGCAATGAAGAAGTAGACAATCTATTTAAATCTTCCGCCATTTTTATAAATCCAGTTGAGTCTGGATCTGGGACACATCTTAAAATATTAAAGGCTTTAGCATATGGTATGCCAATAGTTACAACCAATGTAGGGGCTAGAGGATTATCAGACAAAGATAAAAAAGAATCAATTGTTATTGCTGAAACTAATGATGAAATAATAAATGAAATCAAAAAACTTTCTGACAAAGTTTACTATAAAAATATATCTGAGAATGCTTATAAGTTAGCGCAAGACTATGATTGGAATAATGTTCATACTTTATTTTTAAATGCTATAAATGATACATTAAATAAAACTTTTAAAGATCAAAAAGAGATGGTATCTAAAAAGATATTGGTCTATTCTATAATGCGTAATGAGGGAATTTATATAGATGAATATCATAGACAACTTAAGGCATTGGTAGAAGAGTTTCCAGAACATACATTCTATCTCTCAGTATACGAAAATGATTCTACGGATGATACTAAAGCAAGATTGGCTTCAAAAGATTGGTCTTTCTTTAACGATACCTCCTTTATTCATGAGACATTGAACACGGTATTTTATAGATCAACAAAAGAAGATGACAGGGTTAAAAATCTAGCCAATGCTAGGAACAAGGCTATTGAAGCAAAAGATTTTTTGCAAAAGTCTGACTTAATAATGATGGTAGAGGGAGATGTTGCATACAGTATTGATACTGCAAAAACTATATTAAGATTTACAGAGTTAGAGCCAGACTTTGATGTTGTATCTGGAATTACAATAAGAAATGATAGGCTGTATGATGTTTGGGCTACTAGAAATAGCGCAGAATATGTAAAGGATGTCTTACCATTGAATGATGACTATCATATAAAGGCTTACGGTAAATATTATTCAACATCAAATGGAATATGTATTTATAAATCTCAACCATTTAAAGATGGTATAAGATATGACTATATAAATTCTGCTACAAACAAAGGTGATTGTGAGATGGTTGTAGTCTGTCAAAGACTTCGTGATGCTGGATATGGCAGTGTTTACATATTGCATAATGCTAGAATATATCACGAACATCATTAAATAGAAAAGCCAGCCTATTTCTAGACTGGCTCTCCCATAAGTAATTAAATTACTTTGCAGGTTTCTTTGCTGCCTTCTTTACTGGAGCCTTAGCAGTCTTTGCTGCTTCCTCAACTTCTTTAACATCTGGAAGTCTTCCAAATGCCTTATCGTTAGGATTGATTGCTCTCAATGCCACTGGTGCTAGTGCTGCTACAAGTGCAGCCCATAGATCCTTTGGATCAGTAACACCTGACATGTATAGTGCAAGACCTGCACCAAGTACGGAACGTCCGTATGATGCAAGCATAGCCTTTAGTTTTGCGTCCATTATGATCTTCCTCCTAGGAGATTATAGTGTTGTTCACAAACATCAATAATGTTTGTTTCTGTTGACAAGAGTTTTGCAGATTCTTCTTTACAGTCTGCAATATTACATATCATGAATGCACTAAGAGATATTTGTGTTTTATCTTTTAGTTTAATCATTTTTATTTTCCTCTGGCAACAAAACCTTTAGTTTTTTGTATTCTGCTGAAATAGTTTTCATTGCTTCATAGTTTGGATATTGTTCTGTAAGTATTCCAAATTCATCAAAATGTGCAAATTCTTTATCTGCAATATCTATAAAATCTTTTAATCCTTTTTGTACAGTATCAATGTATTCAAAAGCCCAATCACGAGAATCAGAAATAAATTTAAAAAAGTTATCTTTTGCTATGTTTTCATCATTGATAGAAACATATCTGCTAACTATTAACTCTTTAGACAGTTGTTCAACTCGTTTAGTTAAAACAATTGTACGCCAAACAAAATAAAAAGCAGCAAGAGATGCTAGTCCCAACAGAATATCCATATGTCTATTCTACCGTATTCTCATCATCATTGTCAAATAAGCGTAGTTTGCCATATTGATGATCATTGTATTTCTTATTATTAGTTACTTTAAAGAGTATTTCTGCCAATACTACGCAGTCATCGTGTTTCCACCAAGTACTACATCTACCGTTTTCAACGTTAGGACATGCATAATACCGCTCTTCAATTAGAGTAATAATCTCATCGCTGCTCATGTGTAACCCAGTAGTACTGACAAGTTGAGCAACATGGTTGATTGTAAATGCTATTTTGAGCATAGGCAAAATGTGCATAATATATTGGATCTTTCTTAAATAGATTAGCCTTATGTGTTGTTGTAATACGCATTAGTTTAGCATGATCACCAAACCATTTAGGGGACCTATCTCCCCATCTATCACTAAAGCGTTTTTCTAAACTAGCAATGTTTTCTTGATTTTTATCTACTTTAATACCACGTTTACGTGCTTCTCCAATCATGGTATACGCATATGAGCGTAATGAATATTCATGACCCTTCCACATTAATACCGCAGGATGATTGCGCCAACCACCAGTAGGGGAGTTGCCAGATAAAACATTTAGTATTTGATATGCCTCAAGTATTTGTTTGTTCAAACGTTTAGAGTCAAGTGCTTGTGCAGATAAAATAATATTGTCGTGTGGTCGAAATGTTTGCATATTAATTCCTAACTGAATGGGGTATAGATTCTTGTTTACTTAATGTAGATACTTTTACATACATGGCAGCATCATGCAAATCGGATAGTTTATCAACGCCACTGTAGGAACATCCACTAGTGATTCCGCCTCTTATATCTTGTAGTATATTTTTTACTGGACCTTTATATTGTATCATCGTTGATACCCCTTCGTCAACTGACACGTCTCCACGCCAATCTATTTGTGCTTCTGCACTTGCCATGCCACGAAACTTTTTTCTTCCATTAATAACTTCACCTGGAGCCTCATCTGTGCCAGCAAGCATTGATCCTAACATAACTAAATCTGCTCCAGCAGCAAAACATTTTACAATGTCACCAGAGTTACGTATTCCACCATCTGCAACAATTAATGTATCTGTTTTTATCTCGCTGCAATCCATAACTGACTGTAATGTTGGCATACCATGACCAGTAACTAATCTAGTTTTACATGTTGCTCCGCCACCAATTCCAACACGAACGGCATCAGCACCAGCATCACTTAATCTTTTGTAACCTTCTTTGGTAGAAACATTTCCAGCCATAACTTTAAGATATGGGTAGTTACGCCTTAAATGTTCTACTGCTTTTACACAGGCATCTCCATGTCCATTAGCAGTATCTACGCAAACCCATTGGATATTGAATCTAAGAACATCTTCCATAAACTGTGTATCTAAACTTTCTAATGCTGATATTGCTATACCAACATTGGATCTGTTAGCAGATCTTGCAGATGCACTACTTGCTTCTATTAATCTAGAAGCGGTATCCATATATCTATGTATAATTCCAATACCGCCAGCATATGCTATTTCTGCTGCCATGATTGCGCCAGTTACAGTATCCATAGGAGATGACACTATTGGAAACTTAAAGCCAGACATGGATATGTCTACTTCTTTTCTGCTAGATACATTGGATGATTGAGGAACTAATAGTATATCGTCAAAACATAAATTTGTTTTATTATTATATTCAATCATTTTCCCAAAGGCTCTCTAACTACCAACACAATTGCCCCCTCCATCTCAAGTGCTTTTTTAACCATTGCTACGTACTTTACTGCTTCTAGTTTAGCATCATGTGTCATTCTTGTAAAGTCCTTTTCATCAAGTTTTATCTTGATAAAGTTATCACAATCAATTAAAGTTACCCCAAAATTTTTAGGGGCACGTACAGAATGAAATGCTCTACGCATTGCGTCAGTATACATATTACTCCATTGTTAAGGCTTGCCAGTGGTTAGCCCAATCCTTTTTAGTTTTGTGTTTGTTAAACTCTCTAGATATTTCTCCACCTTCTAGATAAATTCCACCCCAAACACCCCACTCTTTTCCAGTTACACCATTTGCAAAACAAGTTCTTCTAACTGGACAAGATAAACACATTTTATCTATGCCAGTTCTAAGTGATTCGTTTTCTTCATATTTATCAAAAAATATGTTGGTATCAAGACTAAGACATCGTGCCTCATCTTTCCATAAGTGACGTTTCATCACTACCTCACATATTTATTCGGAATTCTCCATCCATCACGAGAAGGTGTGTAAACATTTT